TTAAACAAATATAATATGGAAACTTATTTTGATGAAAACTTAATAGTAGCACACAACGGAACAAATTTTGTTGTAGAAAAAGTTGATAAACAAAAAGATGAATCAGATTGGTATATTATGTCAAGATTTAAATATAAAGAAGACGTATTACATCAAAGATATAATCACGAGATACCTACTAAAAATTTTGTGGGTGACGGTGGAGAATGTTGTGGATGGGATGTAACTGCAGAACAATATGTTGATGTAACATGGGGTGATGTATTATATTTAGGTTTATATTTAGGCAATGTGCCTGATTATATCTATAAAAATAAATCTGTAACATCTTTAGATGTAGTAGAAGACGACCAAGAAATAATAGATTATGTAACTTGGATGGATAGTAATATTAATGTGATACACCATGATGAATGGACATATGCAACATCAAAGCAGTATGACATTATAATATGTGATTTATGGGCTTTACCAAAAGACGTAACACAAGACCACAAAACAAAATTATTAAATAACTATACTAATAATTTAAAAAGTGGAGGTAAAATAATAATTCCTATATCGGGTGAAACAATAAGTTAAGATGCCAAATACTAGTAGAAGTACAGCAACAACAACCAGTTATAATACTATAACAGCTTATAGCACTACGACGGCGTATAATACGACGACGGCGTATAATACTACTACTACATTTAATACTTCAAAGGGTACAGGTGAAAGCAGAAATACTACTACCGCTTATAATACTACAACCACATTTAACACTAGCAAGAGTACAACAACTACGTTTAATACCGCAAGAGGTACAGCTGAAAGTAGATCAACTGCTACTAGTAGAAATACTACAACGTCATTTAATACAGTAACCGCATATAACACCACCACTACATTTAATACTGCAAGAGGAACCGGAGAGAGTAGAGCAACAGGCACGAGTAGAAATACAACTACAACTTTTAATACCGCAAGAGGAACGGCTGAAAGCAGGAATACAGCAACTTCAAGATCAACGAGTACAGCCTTTAATACAAGTACAGCTACAACATATACATCTTTCTTTTCAACATCAAGAAGTACAACTGAGTCTAGAAATACAACAACTACTTATACTACAAATACTGTATTTAATACATCAACAGTTACTTCAACAAGTAGAGTAACAACAGTATCAACTACTAGATCAACAACTACAACTTTTGCAACTAGCAGGAGTACCACTGAAAGCAGATCAACTACCACAACTTATACTACGAATACAGTATTTAACACAAGTACTGCAACTACCACGGTATTTAATACATCGACTACAACTAGTAAAAGCACAACCACAACTTTTGCAACTAGTAGAAACACAACAGAGCAAAGATCAACTACTACCGTATATACAACTAATACAGTATTTAATACTTCAACAGCAACAACAACGGCTTATACAACCACATTTGCAACTTCAAGAAGTACCACGACAACCTTCGCTACATCGAGGAATACAACAGAATCAAGAAGTACAACTACGGTATATTCTACTACAACGGCTTATAACACAAGTACGACAACAGCAACTAGTAGAACAACAACTGTATCTACGTCTAGATCTACGACTACTGCTTATAATACAACAAGAAGTACTAATACAACATTTGCAACTTCAAGAAATACTCTTGAAACAAGAAACACAACAACTACATATTCAACAACAACTGCATATAATACAAGCACAAGTACATTAACAAGCAGAACAACGACTGTATCTACTAGTAAATTAACTAATACTGTTTATAGCACAAGTAGAAGTACAACAACTTCTTTTACAACAACTTTTAGTACAAGCAGAAATACAAATACTGTATTTGCAACAACAAGAAGTACAAATACCGTGTTTAATACAAGCACAACAACAATAACTGCATATACAACTACTTTTTCAACTAATAAAAGTACAACGACAACATATAATACAACAAGAAGTACACAATTACAAGAAACTAATAAAAGTACAACTACAGTATATACGACAACGTTTAATACTAGTACTATAACTTCTCAGTCAACTACAACAACATTTAATACAACAACTGCGACTGTAACAACATTTAATACTAGTACGACAACTGTATATAATACAAGTACTATAATACCTCAGTCTACAAACAGAAGTACTACAACAACGTATAATACTACCACAAATACAACAACAACATTTAACACTAGTACAAATACTATTACAACGTTTAATACGTCAACAAATACAATTACAGTATTTAATACGAGTACTGCTACAACTAAATCTACTGTGACTGCATATACAACTAGTAGAAGCACTACAACAACGTTTGAAACGACAAGAAGCACAAATACAGAATATACGACTACGTTTGAAACTACAAGAGCAACAAGTACTGTTTACAATACGAGCACTAATACAACAACTGTATTTAATACGTCAACATCAACTACGACAACTTTTAATACGAGCACTAGTACTACGACAACATTCAATACTAGTACAAGTACAGTTACAGAGTACAATACAACAACGTCGACTATTACAACGTTTAATACATCAACAGCAACTATAACTACGTTTAATACGTCAACAACAACAACGACTGAGTATAATACAACTAGAGATACCACGACAACATTCAGTACAAACAGAAATACAACTACTGAGTATAATACAAGTAAGAGTACAACAACTACTTATGAAACGTCTACAACAACAGTTTATAATACAACAACAAGTACAACAACTGAATATAATACTAGTACAGCAACGACAACCACGTTTAACACTAGTACGTCAACTGTAACTACATATAACACAACTAGGTCTACAACAACACAATACAATACAACTAGATCTACGACCACTACGTTTGAAACTACTAAGAGCACTACAACTACGTTTAATACTAGTACATCAACAGTAACAACGTTTAGCACAAACAGATCAACGGTAACAACATTTAATACAAGTACAAGTACGGTAACAACATTTAGCACAAATAAAAATACTACAACTACTTTTAACACGAGTACAAATACAGTTACTACGTTTAGTACAAATAGATCGACAACAACAACGTATAATACTAGTACTGCAACTAATACAACGTTCCAAACAACAGAAATTACGCATACTACATTCAATACGACAACAGAAATAACTACTAGTTTTAATACATCGTTTACTAAACAAACGTCGTGGTATATTGATCCTGCCGAGTCTAATCAACCAGGAACAAGGGTTAATCATCCAAGGAATACGACTACAGCCCCTTAGTATTATTAAAAAGTATGTAATAAATATATTATAGAAATTTAAATTTAATTTTATGGAAATGTTTAATAAAAAGGAACTAGACAGTAGAATAGGTCCTTTGAAGAAAGATAAAAAATTATATGATCTTGAACAAGTTGAAGGTTATGTAATTAGAAAAGCTAGCGAAAGAGGTCTTGAATCTAGCTACGACGTAATGGCAGAAGAAATGCCTTACTTTAAAACTCTAGCATATACAGAATATGCAGGTTGTTTTTATTTACAACCATTAAACTATAAAATAAGAAATGAGCAAATGATCGATGCGGCTAAGCCCAGTAGCGAGCCTATCATTGATTACGCATCATGGTTTATAAATAGGATTGTAAATAACTCAGCTAACAAGTATAGCGAAAGAGATGAAAAAGCCTTTGAAAAATACGAACCTAAAGATTATTTAGTAGTTTTACCAGGTTCTAATAAGGTTAGAGAAAACGTATGTTTAAATAGATTAAAACACATACGTACTAAACACGGTAATAATGTTTATTTTAAACCTCACCCTATAACAACACATCAAATTATAGGTGAGTTAAAAGATTTTTTTGGTGAAGAAAATATATTGCCAAGAAATATAAATATGTATTATTATCTGCAAAAAGCAAAAGGTGTATATACTACCCATATTAGCGAAAGCGCTGTATATAGTGTTGTTATGAATAAAGATACACAACCTATAGATGTTTGGAATAATATACAAAGAGGTTCATTTTATTGTATAAATAATCATTTATTAGCGAACCAATCAAATGCTAAAGAATATGTTAATAAAACATTTTCTAATTATAAATCAGGTATTATTAATCCTGAAATAGATAAAGACTGGAAATTTAAAGTTGATAAATATATAGATTATATATGTCATAAAAGAGAACAATATAAAGGATGGTTTGTAGATGCAGGCCCAAGAAAAAAATAATTAAATAAAATATTATGAATAAAGAAAATAAAATAACCGCAGACGAATTAAAAGCCTTACAAGAATTAGTTGGAAAGCTTAACACAGCTTCTAGCCAGTTAGGTAACATAGAAATGCAAAAACATCAATTACTACATGCTTCACAAGTTCTTCAAGCAGATTTACAAACAATGCAAAAATCTTTAGAAGAATCTTACGGTGTAGTGAATATAAATATACAGGACGGAACTTATGTCGCTAGTGAGAAAAATTAGTATAGGTAGAGACTATAAAAATGACGCAATGCACTATGCGGTTGGCCAAGATGTATATGGCGGACACACAATATGTGATATTGTAGAAGAGCACGACAAATTTTCTATTTATATTAAAAAAGGTAAAGAAGTATTACCGTGGAAAGATTTTAATAAAAATATGGCTATAGCTGTTGAATATAACTTAGAATATTAATGCAAAGTTTATTTAACTTTATAATTAAGCCTAAAAATACACGTTACGATAATAAAAAATATATTGATGATTCAGAGCTACTGTTAACTACAGAGATCTCTGATCATCGATATGTTAGTCGTACAGGCATAGTAATAGCATCTCCTAAAAAAAATGATACAAAAATTCAGGCAGGCGATGAAGTTATAGTTCATCATAATGTTTTTAGAAGATGGTATAATCAATATGGTGAAGAAAAAAACTCTAGAAGTTTTTATAAAGAAAATGAATATTTTGTAATGCCTGATCAAATATTTTTATTTAAAAGAAATAATAAGTGGCATATGCCAGAAGGCTATTGTTTTATTAAACCAATTGTATCTAATAATATATTTTCTAATGAAAAAGAAATTCCGTATAAAGGAATTGTAAAGCATGTTGATAGCAAACTTGACAATATAAATGTAGGAGATCTAGTTGGTTTCACACCTAGCAGTGAATATGAATTCATTGTTGATGGTGAAAGATTATATAGAGTATTAACTAATTCAGTATCTATTAAGTATGAACGTCAAGGAAACGAAAAAGAGTATAATCCAAGCTGGGCAAAAAGCAGTTGATGAATTAATTAAAGTTGCAAAAGAACCTATTGTTGATTCAGAAGAAGATGTAGCAGCAGATAGATTAAAAAATGCAGCAGCTACAAAAAAGCTAGCTATATTTGATGCATTTGAAATACTAACACGTATTGAAGAAGAAGAAGCATTATTAGAAAATAAAACTTTAAAAAAAGAAGAAGCTTTTAAAGGTTTTGCTGAAAGAAGATCTAAGTAATGTATAATCAAACTTTATATAAGGTTATTGAGCCTATAAAAATAAATACGATTAAAAGATTAAATAAATCTAAAAAGTGGAAATATGGATATAATAAAGAACATGATGTTATCGTTATATCAAAAACTGGTCAAATTGGTGAAATATATGAAATACAAAATTTACGTATTGCTTTACCTAAACCCGAAAGCGTTTGTAAAAAGTACGATAAATGGATTGTTGAAGATTATCCAAAAGAGCTACAAAAATTAAAAAATATATTTGATTGGAAAAGTTTACCTACAGACTTTAAAAATAGATGGCATGTTTACATTGATAAAGAATTTACCAAACGTGAAGAAGGCTATTGGTTTTATAACAAAGGCAAAGCTACTTATATCACTGGGGCTCATTATATGTACTTGCAGTGGACCAAGATTGATGTTGGGAAACCAGATTTTAGAGAAGCAAATAGATTATTCTACATATTCTGGGAAGCTTGCAAAGCAGATACAAGATGCTACGGAATGTGCTACCTCAAAAATAGACGGAGTGGCTTTTCATTCATGGCATCATCAGAAACTGTTAACCAAGCTACTATCTCCTCA